TCACGGGTATAGAGCTGCCCGTTCTTCATTGCAGCCAGTGTGATGGTGACCGTATTCTGTTCCGGAACCGACTTTCCGGCAGCGACGGATATCGCCACTGCTCCGGTGGCCTTGCTTGTGCTTGCCGTGAAACCGGCAGGCGTGCTGACAGTCAAAGATTCAAGGGTGAGTTTCTCGGTACCGTACCACATGGACACATGGGTAGTCCATGACTGTGCGGAAGTAGTAACGCCGGTACTGGTAAGAGCGACGCTCACCATCTCATTGTCAAGGTCGGCCATGACATTCGACTCCCCGTCCTTACTCCAACGGTGCACAGGGGCCGGAGTGCTCCATTCACTCCATACTCCATCACGCTTCACACGTTTGCACGCCCATTCCACCTGATGGTCGGCATCCACGCCAAGAAAATCATCTGTCCAGCCTTCCGGTATATAATCATCCTGCTGCTTCGATTCCGGCTTGTCAGGGGTAAGGCCGATGATGTTGGTACGGGTGTAGATCCACTCGTAACCTTTGCCGTCCTTACCGTCAGTTCCGTCTTTGACCATGACCATCCACAAACCATTCCGGTATATGTAAGTACAATGGTCAGCCGTATTTCGGTAGCTGTCACCCTCCTTGGGATTGGACGGATGGGATGCGAATTCACCAAGGAAGGTGATGCTTTCGCCTTTCAGCTCACGCCCGTCCAGAAGCATCTCCCAGTCTTCATGCACGGTCCAGTCGGCTGACTTCCCGGCAAGGATATAACCGCCATCCTTTTTCTTTCGATAATTGCCATTCCTGAACCTTGCGATCCTGATGGGAGGATTGGATGTTTTCACCTTGGAGATAAAAACACAGCCCGCCAAAGTGACCATGGTATTGACCTCGTATGGGGTCTTAGAGGATTCCCAATGACCGCCACCTATTACAGACAAACCGTCAGCACCGTCCTTACCTTTGAACAGCGACCATGTGTAGTCGGAAGGGTTGCTGCTCTCCGTGACGGTCTCCTTATTGACTGCTATGCCTATATACTTGGTGTTGTCGTTCGGCTGCTGGTACATACCCGTACCGTCCGCGTTATCCGAATAAGCTATCCATGTGTAATAAGTTTTTCCGTCAGCTCCGGGTGCACCGGGAACACCCTGCTCACCCTTTATCTCACTCCATGTGTAGTCAGAAGGGGTGTTGCTCTCCACCGCACTCGTCTTGTTGTAGGCGAATCCGATATACGCTTTCCCTGTAGGATTATTGCTGATACCTCCGCCCTGTGCGTTGTCGGCGTATCTTATCCATGTATAGTAAGTAACACCGTCCTTTCCCGGCGTTCCGGGAACACCTTGCGGACCTGTCGCTCCGTCCGCTCCTTCCGCCACTTGTTTCAACCACGCCGGATTACCTTCTGACGGTTCTGTTGTCGTTCCGTTATCATCAACACACAACCACAAAGCCCCGTTATGTGACACCCGGTCATAGTAGGCGTACTTCCCTGCAACCCATTCACCCTTGTCCAAGGGTACACGAACCTTGTTTCCCGTTATCTCATCTATCTGGAAGATAAGCCCAGTCAATAAGACCTGTTGCAACACGGCTGAATATTTCTCGCAATCAATTCCGTTAACGGTCATGCCCTTTTTTTTGCCGAACCACGCAGGCATCTGCGCCGGCTCCGGGTCCCAAGTGTTGGCATTGTCAAAAAATGTAATACAGTTGTTTCCGTTGACTGAATCAATAAGTATATAAGTCTGGCGTTCCGGGTCCGTAAAGTTACCTGTTTGTGCCAATACCATCTGCTCGGCAGGTTTCCAGTCAGAATGCCCCGGACGGGGAATGACAGTAAACTTCTT